GCACCTGTTCAAGCAACAAAACCAAAAGAAAAGAATGTTGCCGGATACGATGAATTTCTAAAAATACAAAAAGAAAAAAATGTACCGCCTGCTGAGATTACGAAATATGTTGCAGCTGAATTCAAAAAGCCGCGTGTTTGCATGTTAGATGAATTTGAAATGGTGGCGGCGTTAAAGTGGATAAAAAACTACGGTCAAGACAATGTAAAAAAAGGTTTTACGCTATACGATAATGCAGACCAAGAACTTGAACATGAAGATGCTGGGAACCGCGATTAATGAAATGGGTAACAAAAGGTATTAACTTAATCAAGTCTATAGGCTGGAACGTATTAATTCCGGCCCCTATAGATGAAATGTTGAGTAAGTTAGATCCTAACATTGAATATATCGTTGAAATCAAACGAAAGGTAAAACGCCGTTCATTAAATGCCAACGCGTATGCATGGGTATTGTGTGATAAGATAGCCCGTGAATTATCCAAACATGCCTATATCTCAAAAAATGACGTCTACAAGCGAGTTTTGATTGAATGTGGTAGGTTTACCTATCTACCAATTCAAAACGATGCCACAGAGCGTTTTATTGAGATTTGGGAAGGGCATGGGTTAGGGTGGCACGCTGAAAATGCGGGGCCTGCTAAAACAGAAGGTTATACAATCATTCGTGCATATCACGGCTCATCAGTATATAACCAACAAGAAATGGCAAGGTTAATTGATGCACTTGTTGATGAGTGCAGTCAACTAGGTATTCCTTTAGAAAATGATGAGTACATCAATTCATTAGTACAGGAATGGGGCGAACATGAACAAAAGGAAAAAGCTGGATAACGTATTATACGCTCGCACTAGAAAATGGGCGTACGAGCGAGATAACGGCCAATGCGTACTATGCGGTGCGCCTGCATCGGAAGTACATCACATTGTATTTAGATCGCAAATGGGGTTATCGAATTTAAAAAATTTAGCGTGCTTATGCCGTGATTGCCACAATAAGGCACACGGCGAACATGCAAAAGAGATACGGGAAATATTGATTGAACGAAATGAGGGGGTTGAATGGCCGAACGACGAATGATGTCAAAGAAAATTATTGATACTGATAATTTCCTAGACATGCCACAAAGCACACAATGCTTATACTTTCATCTCCTATTAAGGGCAGACGATGACGGGTTTATCCAATCACCAAAAAGCATTATGCGTATAACAGGGTGTAAGGAAGATGATTTAAAACTACTCATTGCCAAACGGTTTGTTATTGGGTTTGAAACTGGTGTTATCGTAATTCGCCATTGGCGCATACATAATTATGTTCAATCTGATAGGTATTCAAAATCAGAACTACCAGAAGCACAAAGAGTGGAACTAATTAACAAGGTATATGAACCGGTAGAAACGCCGATGAATGCAGATAATAACTGCATGGATACAAAATGTATACAAAATGTATACAATCTGGATACACAGATAAGAATAGATAAGATAAGAGAAGAAGAGAATAGAATAGAAACAATATGTCATGTTTCACATGACGATGAAGCACAAAAACCACACGTTGAAATTATCGAATATCTAAATCTCAAGACCGGTTCTAAATTTAAACCTTCAACGAAACCATATGTACAAGCAATACAAGCAAGACTAAAAGAGGGTTATTCGATTGATGATTTTAAAACAGTGATCAATAAGAAATGTGCAGAATGGATAGGTACGAAAATGGAAAAGTATTTAACGCCAAAAACCTTATTTGCACCTAGTCATTTTGACCAATATTTAAACGCTAACGTAAAACCGGAAATGAATGATACTGAACGGCGTGTTGTTGAGATTAATGCGTTGATTGATGCAGCTGAAAGGGGAACATATGAAAGCGGAAATATTGAGGGCAATTGCACCGTTGGGGGCGATATACCCAAATTTTGATAACACAAAACTTCAAATATATGCATCGTTATTGGAAGATATCCACCCGGTAACGTTAGAGGAAGCGGTAAAGCTAGTAATTAAAACTCATGAATTCACACCTAGCATTGCAACAATACGGAATAAAGCACGCGATATATCTCGGTATGTTAATTGCAAAGACGAGATGATGCTAGCACAAAGCGCCTGGGCAATCGTGAGGAAACGAGCTAGTAGCCCTGGATATGAAAGAGGGCTGGAAGGGCTTGAAGGTGTGATGCTAGAAGCTGCAAAAACTGTATGGGAATGCTTCAACCCATACAATAAGGACTTTAACGAAAGCGCAGCGATGAGCCAATTTGTCAAAGCCTATGAGCGAATAGAGGCACGGGAGCAGAAACGCCAAGAGGTGGCGGAAGTAGTGCAACGGAAAGGCATATTGCTAGATGCTAGAAAACGGGCTGAAATTACAAGCAAAAGACCGGTAAAGATGCTAGATAATGGGTATTTAGTAGAAACTGATAGTTTAACGGACACCATTAAACATGCAAATATACCGGAAGAAGGGAAACAAAAGATATTGGGGTTGATGAAATGACTGGAAAACGAAAAACAAAATATAAAGTGTATCCCATGTTAATTGCATGCAGATGTGATGCGGGACTAACGCAAGAGCAATTAAGCAAATCGATTGGCGTAGGTTCTGAAACCTATAAACGCCATGAAAGAGGTGAAACACCATTTACAATTTATGAAATGTTCGAAATTCAAGAGATACTAAATGAGCGATTAGGCAAATATTATACGCTTGATGAATTATTTACAATGGAAAGGTTATAATCATGAATTCTGTACAAATTTTAGGCAATCTTGCACGCGATCCGGAAGTGCGCTACACGAAAACAGGTAAAGCAGTTGCATCTTTTACAATCGCGGCGACAAATACATATACCGACAGTGAAGGGGTAGCAAAAGAACAAACTGCATTTATCAATTGCGTAGCCTGGGGAAAAGTCGGGGAACAAGTCGGGAATTATAAAAAAGGCAACCGCCTGTTTGTGGAAGGTCGAATTCAAACACGAAGTTATGAAACGCAAGACAACCAAAAACGCTATGTTACGGAAGTTGTAGCCGGTTTCGTTGGCGTATCGCTACTAAATGAAAGTAGTGAGCCAAGTAATTTTGACAATTTCGACGCGAATGATCCGAATGAAAATATTCCGTTCTAAAGGAGAGATAAAAATGGTTGAAATAACAATTGTTATGAATTGTGGACCAGGCACATATAAAACAAAAACATTTGAAGATAAAAAAGCATTTGAACGTGCTATACAAAATGTGCAATTAGGATATGATAAAGTAATTTGTTTCACAGATAAATTAGGAAGATTTATTTCTGTATCGCCTGCAAATTGCGTTATTGAATGTCAAGATTGCAAGGAGTGAGTAAATGCAATTAGTCCAAAAGAAACGAAAACAACAATATATAAAAGCATATTGCCTAATGTATCCGTGGTATCTGTACGAAGCACATTGCGAATGGGTTGAGGCTGTATCATATGGGCCTGCTGGTGCAAGACATAAAGCTGATGGATTAAAGCATGGTAGGCATTGCTTAAAATGGCTATTGGAATATGATGCACAATCAATGAGTGGCGAAACGGATATATGGGGCATAGTAAATGATAGATAGCGAGTATATAGAAGATGCACATATGGGGATTATTTGATGATGGCAACGGGTGTTATCGTCAAGGCTTAGATGAATATAACATGAATACGGGGGGCAACACACGATCACATCAATAGGTATTGGTGATGCGTGTATCAATCAAGATTTAGCAGTTAATACGCTGCATAAACCAAATGCACTATGGGAACAGTTGGACAAGCTAGATAGACCTGATGTAATTCTAGCTAGCCCGCCATGTGAAAGTTGGAGCGTGGCAAGTGCGATGAAAGGTGGAAACGCTTGTTGGAAACAAGAAAAGGATATGACTATCAACCTATTTTGTGAATATGAACAAGGAAGTAAATTTACAATCAGAAATCAAGCTGATTATGAAAACTACCAATTCAAATATGATAAGTCATTCTTAACACGCATCAATGGTGAAATGTGTATCTACAATACATTGAAAATCATTGAGCGGTATAAGCCTAGGGTGTTCGTGATTGAAAACCCAGCATATGGGTGGATATGGGAATACATAACCAATGTGATAGGGTTTAATATTCCTTATGAAAACCTAACCTATTACAACAACTATGATTACCCGGTTAAAAAGCCTACAAAGTTTGGGAGTAATATCAACTTAAAATTACTATGTGATAATTCTAAGCAAGGTATTGAGTGGCGTACATATAAAGGGGTTGGCAAAAATAGGTATAATGCAAGGTCGCATATTCCGTTGGAATTAGTAAAAGATATTTTAAAACGATGTGAACAATATATAGAGAGGTAAATATGTACGAATTACAAGAAAAAGCAATCAATGCAGCAAGAACAGTATTATTTAATGAATTTGGTTATAACGCTAATGAATTAGCGCTTATGGATATGTACGTAGTTTGGTTTTCTAAAACATTACAAAATTGGAAAGCGTTGGTAAGTGGTGTACATATCAAAGAATATATCGAAGTTACATATAACGGGGATAAGCAAGAAACATATATTGATGTGTATAACAAGGCATATAACGCGTGCGTAAAAGATAATGACTTTATGCAACTTCCTTAGTTTGTTAAAGGAATAAGCGATATGAATGATAAAGATCACATTTAAAGGGCGGCCTATAACCAAGAAAAACCACGGGCAATTAATCAGAAGAAACGGCAAGCCTTGCATGATACCTTCAAAGGCTTATAGGGAATACGAAGAAAGTTGCTTATGGCAAATTGCAGGAAAGAAAATACATGTTCCGGGGGTAGTAGTGGTTGAATGTGTGTATTACATGCCCGATAAGAAATCGTTCCCCGATTTAATCGGGTTATTGCAAGCAACAAGCGATATTTTAACAAAAGCCCGTGTGATTGATGATGATAAGTGGATATGCTCATACGGTTCCAGCCGTATAGCTGGCTACGATAAGGCAAACCCTAGGGCAGAAATCACCATAAAAAATGGGCATAGTGAAGCGCTAAATGCGTTAAAGAAATAGGAGAAGTAACAAATGGCAAATACATCGACGGTAGGGATACCGTTCAATTGTAAGAATTGGCTAGCATTAGCAGCTACTGTATATGGGAATGTAAGCGCAGATGAAGCATTAAGCTATTGCGGGTTGAAAACTAGACGCGACCAAACTGCATGGCGTGAGAAACATAAACACGAAGTACGCAAGATGTATGGGGAAGGTATGACGTTATCAAAAATTGCAGATATATTGTGTACAAGTCGGCACAATGTAAAAAAAGTGCTGGTTGATGCGGGTTTATATATTTAACAGTAGCGGCAACTACTTATTTGAATTTAGAAAAAACGAGGTAAATCATGAGAAAACATCTTTTAACAGTAGCAGTATTGACAATGGTTAGTGGTTTGGCGTGTGCTAATGGAATTGTAACTGGGCCGGTAGAACCGAACACGCAAGCGCCAACGGTTAGCGGGTATAATTCAGCAGCATTAGGCGTGAATACGAATGTTGCCGGTACAAATTCTCTTGCGTTGGGACGTGATAATACAGTAACGGGCAACGATACAACTATTATTGGCGGTGGCAATGGGTTAGTTGGTGCGGATCAATCTAGCATTATCGGATACAATAACTACATGGGCGCTCACAAGGAACAAACGATTGTAGGCGCTAATAATACAACAGATAACCAGGGGGCGGTAATTGTTGGCACTCATTCCGTGGTGCGCGGAATTGATGCGGCCGTGTTAGGGAACAATGCGAGCGCTCCGGTACAAAATTCTGTAGCTATTGGGACCAATAGCCAAACAGAGGAAGCGATAGGCGTTAAACAAGTAATGCTAAACGGTAGAACGCATGTGTTCGCCGGCGAAGCGCCAAATAGTAGCGTTTCATTTGGCGCTAAGAAAAGCAATACCTATAGTGCATTAGATAACTATACAAGACAGTTGCACAACGTCAGTGCGGGGCGCGTTGATGCAAGTAGTTTAGATGCCGTTAATGGCTCGCAATTATTTGCAGCCTATGACGAAATTGACGCGAACGGCGAAAAAATTAATCAACTAGATAACCGCGTAACACAGAATACTCAAAATCTTCAAAATTTAGTTGTTAAGGTGGACACGAATTATTCAACGATAAATAACACTATCAACCAAACAAACGCGCGTGTGCGCGAAGATAGCACGGCCATTTTAGAAAATAAAAACGCAATTAACCAAAATAAAATGGTTTTAGATAACCATGAATTAAGAATTTCAGATTTAGAACGAGGCATGCAAGGGCAAGTATCCATGCTTAAAAGCGATATTGCAAAAGTAGGCGCTGCAAATGCTGCATTGGCTGGGTTGCACCCGCTAGAATTTAATGCTGATGATAAAGCATCTTATAGTGTGGCATTTGGGCATGTTAGAAATGCCAATGCGGTGGCAGTCGGCGCATACTATAGACCGAACGAAAAAACAATGATTGGCCTCGCGTATACATTCGGTGCGGAACAAGCATTTAATATCTCCGCATCATTTAAAATTGGTAAATCAAGCGAATATATACCAGTTTCAAAAGGTGAAATTACAGAAATGCGAGCGGAACTAGAAGCATTAAAAGCATTATTGCGTGTGCAAGGTTAGTTGTTAATGTTAAAGGGGCTTTTACAGCCCCTTTGATATAATAGTAACAGGGAAGGGGTTTTGTTAGATGCCTATTATTGATCCGATGTATTTGTACGCAATCGAAATATTGCATAATATTGATGTACTCAATCAAGGTTTGTTTTTTACTTTGTCTATATTGCTTGTGTGCTTTATCGGAATATGCCTTTTTGAAAAAGAGGTACAACAAGAAACGCTTAAACATAAGCGCTTAATTATATGTGTATGCAGCATATGGGTAGTATCGTTAATGGTGGCGGTGCTGGTTCCTACTAAGGACGCAATGTATAAAATGCTCATTGCCCATTATGTAACCACGGATAACCTACAAGCGGTTAATGAATTGGTAAAAGGGAATATCCAAGATTACTTGAATATGTTAGAAAACACAATTCGCAACTTGCGATAAGGGGGCCATATGACTGATAAAGAGTACAGGGAAATAGGTAAATCGTACCTGGAACCAATCAAGAGCGTATCCATACGAATTAATTCGCTAAAAGAGGACCTAAACAACACAATGAATGATATTGTTAGTATAGGCGCAATTGATTATTCAAAGGAACGCCTAAGCGGTGGCGGAACACCTACAGGAATAGAACGTTGCATAATTAGGCTAGAGAATAAACGCGAAGCCGTACAGGCTGAAATAAGGCAGTTAATTGAAGAACGTGAAAACGCATATGACGTGATTAAACATTGCACACGAGGGCAAGAGCAAATATTATTATTGCGGGAATACATCGACGGGAAAGATGCAAAATATGCGAAATCGTTTATTGATCGTGGCAAGAGCCAAGCCAATGATATGAAAACCGCTGCATTGATTAAGGTAGGGGCTTTCATTAATGATGGAATATTATTAATCGGTTTAAATCGGCAACAATCGGAATAAATCGGAATAAATCGGAATACGTCGGAAAGCGCGTATATAGTATAATATAAGGTGTAAAGTGCTAGTTGAGCATTTGTATTTTCTCCTTAGGTAAATAGGTTAGTAGTTGCGGGGTACACAACGCCCCGCAATTGCATACTGTAAACAAATACCGATATAGTGAAAACCTTCATACTATAAATAATTTTGCTGTTGTTAAATTTCATTTGTTTTTTCGTGGTTGAATACTTGTATCGTTTCAAAAGTTTCATAAGAGCGCATGAGAACTATCGGTATTTGTTTAGAATATGCAATAAAATAGAATAAAACAAAAATAAAATGGGGTGTATCCGCGTCGATATACCCCATTTCTTGTATAAAAGTAACATTTGATTATTGAAAACTGAACGCGCTGCATCTGTTTGATACTAGTTATGGAACGTTTGCACCGTGTTTGGCTTTGAGTAATCAAAAAAGCCACCGTTGAAGGTGGCTTGTATTATTTAGTGGCTAATAGGTTGCGTATTCTGTTGTTTTGCTCGGTGGTATATGCATCAACTACATCGAATATTTCTTCACGAAGATTAAAAGCCGTGAAGCATTCGGCGAATGAATTGGAACGGCGGCGAAGTAATTCGCATTTTTCGGCCAAGTACCTAAGCATCATTGTTAGGTTGGCTATATCGTCGGTACCGAGTACATCAAGAATACCTTCGTTAGTGTGTTTGATACTTTCATAAACCTCGTTGATGATTTCTACTGAATTTAATTCGTTGTATCTGATCGCGTTTTTGATTTCTTGAATTGTCATTTGCATGGTTGTAATCTCCTTTTTGTCAAGTAATGGGCGGTAGTGTTTGGCTACCGCCTTTATTGTTATTCGTAAATATGGCTAGCGATAACTTCATTCTTGCTAGTATCTACTAATTGCCATTCAAAGCCGAATGACATATTGTGAATAAATTCGGATGCTTGAACCTTTGTTTCAAAATTCCATGTTTGATTTGTGTTTAAGTCTTTGAGTGTTAGCATTTTAATTTCTCCTTTTTGCTTAGTTGCGTTTTCTGATGTATCTTATGGCTTCATTATACTTGCGTATTCGCAAGTAGTCAAGAGGGAAATTAAAAATTTTTCAAAAAAATCTCGGAAGGCGGTGAAATGCTAGTGATTATAAGGTGTGTTAAGGCTAAATGTTTAAACAATCGGCACGGAATATGTACGGCTGATGAAATATATTATGACGGGCTATGTCAAACCTACGTTACAAGCAAGCAGGCATGTAAAACAAGTGCTGGCATTTGCCGACGAGTACACGGGAAGTTAAAGAGTAAAGGCGGCAACACATTGAAATGAAAGGGGTGAGCATATGGCAAGAACTACATACAAAGACTGGGAAACAGATGAAAAAATCATCACGCTAGAAGGTTGGGCACGAAGTGGTTTAACCAATGAACAGATAGCCAGCAATATGAGTATTGGTATTACTACCCTATGGGAATGGCGCAAGAAATCACCGAAAATAGCGAACGCCCTAAAAACAGGAAAAGATGAAGCAGATTTGCAAGTGGAAAATGCGCTATATAAGGAAGCCCTAAAAGGAAATACAACGGCCATTATATTTTGGCTAAAAAATAGAAAACCTTCGGAATGGCGCGATAAAGTGCAACAGGAAATTACAACAGAAAGTGCGGTTAAGTTGGTAATAGATAACGGCACGTTAGAAGTTGATGATAATGGCTAAGCTGAATTTATTTAAAGACGTGATAAAACCGACACCTAAACAAAAGGAATTCCTAAATACTGTTAGGAATAATAAATATATTCTGTATGGTGGCGCAGCTGGCGGCGGTAAGTCATATGTGTTGCGTTGGTGTTTAGTATGGCTCCTTATTGATTGGTACATCAAGACAGGGCTGAAAGGTATTCGCGTAGGGTTATTTTGCGAAGATTATCCAAGTTTAGATGATCGCCAAATATCTAAAATCAAAATGGAGTTCCCGGAATGGTTAGGAACGTACAAGGAAAGCAACCATGAATTCACATTAAGCGAAGAATTGGGCGCTGGCGTAATATGTTTTAGAAACCTTGATAAGCCGAGTAAATACTTATCTAGCGAATTCGCAGCGATTGCCATTGATGAATTGACTTTGAACGATAAGAATGTATTTGAATTCTTGCGTATGCGGTTACGCTGGACGGGAATTAATGATACTAAGCTAATTGCAGCAACTAACCCAGGCGGTAAAGGGCATATGTGGGTAAAGGATTTATTTATAGATAGGAACTTTACAAGCGAAATGAAAGCCTACGCCGATAAGATTGCGTATGTGCAAGCAAGGGCAAGCGACAACCCTCACTTATCACAGTCTTATATTGATGATCTAAACACGCTACCCGAAAAGTTGCGCAAGGCATACCTTGACGGTGATTGGAATATATTCGAGGGCCAAGTATTTACAGAATTTAGGCACGATATACATGTAGTCGAGCCGTTCGAAATTCCAAAGACGTGGCAACGATACCGTTCCATGGACTGGGGCTATACGAAACCTTATGCAGTATATTCCTATGCGGTTGATTATGACGATGTATTATACATCACCGGCGAATGGTACGGGTGCAAGCCAGGGTTGCCGGATACAGGAACGCAAGAAACGGCCCGAGAAGTTGCCTTGAAATTGAAAGGCATTAAAGACTATCACGGCGTAGCGGACCCGGCTATATGGCAAAAGACAGGGCATGACGGCCCGCCAATTGGAGAGATATTCGCCAATGAGGGAATATATTGGACCCCGGCAGATAATGCACGAGTTGATGGGCTGATGCAAGTACACCAACGATTGAAGGAAGGCAAACTAAAAATATTTAGCAGTTGCGTGCATCTTATTAGAACTTTGCCAGCGTTGACATACGATAAGACGAAAGTCGAAGATGTAGACACGAAGCAAGAAGATCATGCATATGATGCGGTGCGGTATATGTGTATGGCTAGACCGATTAAGGCTAGCAAGGTACAGAAACAATTTAATGACGGTTATCGTTATGAAGATGATGATGTGGGAGGAACTACGGCATGGGGCGTATGATGAGCGAAAAAGCGTTAAGAGATTATGCTTTTAAAGTTCTAAAATCAGAATACGGGGAAAAAGTAGAAAAAGGGGTTGTAATTCCCGCTAAATTCTCCGATGAACAACTAGCACGATTTGCGCAACATATGCCAATGTGGCAAGTTGAACAAATGTATCAAATGATATATGGGAGTGAAATGGTAGAATAATGAATACAGAACGTACATTTGACATATACGAAGCACAACAGAATGTTAAAAATGCGCTATCCGCCACTTCCACATGGCGACAGAACGCAAAACAAGATTATGAATTTATGCAAGGCAAACAATGGGACGATGCGGACATAAAGAAAATGCGTGAGGCAGGACGGCCAGCGATTACAATCAACCGCATCAGACCGGTTATTAATCTGTTATGCGGCTATGCATCACAGAACGAAACCGAACCGGACTTTTTACCGCGTAGTGAAGAAGATGATAGAGTAAGTCGAGTGGCTAAAGGTATTACAAAATACTGTTTAGACCGTGCGAATTATCAACGCAACAAGGGCAAATGTTTCCGGGATAAGATTATTTGTGGCCTTGCTAATTATTGGGTGCATTATGAATTTGACTATGTAAAATTAGACGGTGAGATACGAATTGACCGTGTAAGCCCGTTTGACGTATTTGTAGATCCTGAATGCTCACAAGAAGATTTGAGCGATGCGCAATATATTGGCCGTTATAGTTGGGAAAGCCCAAGCAAATTAAAGCAAGTGTATCCGGATAAAGCGGCAGAGATTGATACCTTAAGCCATAAATTTGATGATACCGAACTAGAAACAGGTAGTTTTGAAACTATCAATGGTGAGGCCTTATGGTATAGCGATAAGTACAGAAAAGTACGTGTTGTACAGTACTGGTATAAGGAGTACAAGACGAAGCGCATATTCATGACACAAAATGGCGTAGTTGATGGTGATAACCCGTTATATGTAGTGCTTATGGCAATGGGTAAAGAGCCTACATCAATACCGGATACGCAAATCAGATATGCAACGTTCTCAGATAACGTACTATTGGAAGAAGGGGAAAGCCCTTATAAGCATAATAAATTCCCATTAGTGCGTGATTATTGCTATTATACAGGTGAATTGGTAGACGATGAACGCGAACCAGCTGGCGTAGTGCGTGATATTAAGGACGCGCAACGGGAAACTAACAAGAACCGAAGCCAACGCATGCACGTAGTCAACCAACAGACATTGGGCGTTAAGTATTGGCAAGGGCCTGTTACTGAGCAGTTTAAAAACACCGTTAAGAAATACGGGACAACACCAGGCGCAAATATTTATATGCCACCTGGCGTAACTTTCACAGACGGCACACCGGCAATGGATAGCGCCTTGAATATGAACCTAGAGCAACAATCTAGCAATGACTTTTATGCAATCAGTGGTATCACACCGGAAAGCCTAAGCGGTAGCGTTGGCAATATGAGCGGGAAGGCGATTGACCTACGCCAATCAGTAACAACAGTACAAACGGCGGGGATATTCGCGCAGACTAAAGAAGCAGAATTGCAGATTGTTAAATTGTTATGGGGTGAAAAGAACGCGCCCGGGTTAATTCCTCAATTCTATAATCAAGAAAAGGCGATGCGTATTCTAGGCGATGATGGGCAAAAGGAATTTATTCAAATTCAACCTGGCATGAACCAACCTATGCAAGAACAGACAATGCTTGACCCAATGGGGCAACCTGTACTTGATGCGGAAGGAAACCCGGTTAAGAAAGTACTATATGATCTAAGCGCCTTTGATTTTGATATTGTGATTAGTACAAGCCAAGCTAGTGCAACGGCTAGACGTGCGAACCTTTACCAATTATTGGAAGCTAAGAAATCGGGCGTTGATATCCCTATTGATATTATCCTTGACTTTATGGACTTCCCTGAAAAAGAAGCGGTTAAAAAACGCATGCAAGAAGCAGGCGAAAAACCGGCACTTCCGGAATTGCGCGTAAGTGGTTCGTTAGATGATATGCCGGCGGAAGCATTGAGCATGTATCTACAAACATTAGGCGTCAATATATCACCGCAACAGATTATGGCGGAACGGCTAGCATTGAAAGGTAAAACCATTCAAAATGCACCGCAAAATATCCCGCCTACTGGCGTTTTAGGTGGTATGTAATATAAAAGTATATGAACGATATAAACCGCTCGTTATGGGCGGTTATATTAATATTCGCCCGAGAAGGCGTTAAACTCCTACCGAATTTATTCGCCGTGGTAATGGCGTTAAACTACCAAGTATTATTATTCGTCGAGCAATGACGTTAAAAGGCAACGGGAGTATGATATGGAAAACGAAGTAATGAACATCGAAGATATGGACTTCACACCGGAAGATTTAGAGAACGCGGGCGTAGAGTTGAACACACCAAGCGCAGAGGATACAGAAACACCGGCAACAGATGAACCCTCTACAACTGATGCGGGTAGTACTGATGCAACTGCAACAGGTGAAAGCGATACCACGCCAAACACTGATGAAGTACCGGCAGAAGATGAACATAAGCACGATGGCAACTTGAAAGCAGCGCTTGCGCAAGAACGCGCTAGACGTAAAGCAGCGGAAGAACGTGCTAGACAATTTGAGCAGCAACAAAGACCGATATCATTACCGGATAATGAAGTATCAGATATCCGCGATTTTGTGCGCCGTGAAGCGTTGAAACGTTTCAATTTAAAGGCGGACGATTTAGAAGGCTTGATGTATGAAGATGTGCAAAAGTACAACGAATTCATTCGCTTTGAAGCTAACGCAGAATATGCGATCACGAATAAGCAAATGGCAGTGCATCAACAACGTCAAACCAACATCAACTTTGTTAATGAAATCAAATCATTGCCAAACTTCCCCGAATTGTATCAACGCGGGCTTGAAAAATTAAACGGCATGATGATGCGGGAAGCACAACCCATTAATGATGCATTTTATCGTGTGGATATTGGCGAAGGTACGCAAGCAGATTTCGACGTAATTCGTAAATTTGTAACCGATATTCAAAACGAAAACGCAACGAATACGCAAGTTGCTAATAACCCATTAAAGGTAGCGGAAACACTACCGAAGGCAGGCGCATTGAATGGCGGTGTTCCTACACCTAACAAAGTTACAGAAGAAGATATTTTGAAAGCGTATCAGAGCGGAAACATTGAAAGTTTGCCGAAGGAAATACGCGATTATTTTGACAAACTATAAGAGGTAAGATATGGCAGACCAAGCACATCAAACAACAATTCCAGCGGGTTTAGTCCCAAAAGTATGGGCATCTAAAGTATGGCATGAAGGCTTAAAAGAAAGCTATTTTGATAAGTTTACCGCAATTGACGGTACGAATGTAGTACACAAGAACACAGATTTAAAAAATGTTAAAGGCGATAGGGTTGTATTCGGCTTAATGATGCAATTAACTGGTAGTGGTGTAATCGGCAACCATGAAACGTTGGCAGGCAAAGAAGAACAATTAGCAATTCATGATTTCGAAGTACAAACCGCACTTGTACGTAATGCAGTATCTCGTTATGAAGCTGACGATCAAAAAAGCCCTTATGACAACTTGAAAGAAATTAAAGCGGCATTGAAACAATGGCTTGCTGATTGGTTCGATAATACTTTGATTTCTAAATTATCCGCTAGTCCTACTACTGGTGAAATGATTTCCTCAGCTAGCGCAGGTACACAAGCTGCAATTACGGCGAACGATAAGTTGACTACGGCTATTATTTCCCGTGCAAAACGTAAAGCAATGATGCATGGCCCTAAAGTGGCACCAATCAAAGTTGACGGCATGGACAAGTATATTATGCTTGTATCCCCATGGGCGGCTAAAGACTTGAAAGATGATGCAAAATGGCTCGCAGCGCAACAAAATGCAAATGTACGCGGTGATAAGAACCCTATCTTCACTGGTGCATTAGGCGAATATGACGGTGTTATTCTTTACGAATACGAACGCGTATTGAATGATACAACAGGCGCATCTAGCGCTAACGTATGCCACAACTTGTTGTTAGGCCGTCAAGCTGCATGTTTCGCAGTCGCAAGACCGGCTAAACACATTGAACAAACTGACGATTACGGCAACCAACAAGGCAACGGTATCGCGTTTTATGGTGGTATTGAAAAGTCTAAGTACAATAGCAAGGACTATGGCGTAATTAACGTATTAACTGGTGGCGTTGTAGAAAAATAATGAATGAAGGGCGGACTACCCGCCCTTTTTTCTTTTATTGAGGTGAACTCATGGAAGTTAGACAAATTATAAATAGGGCGTTCATGCAAATAGGCGATACGCTACAAGAAAGCTATACACCTTATTTATTGCTTGAATATTACAATGAAGGGAATCACCTTTTGAATGCCTTAATAGGCAAATATTGCCCTAGTTTAGCCACGGAAACATATGAAGGCACGGGAACGGGTAGCGTAGTACTACCTTCAAAATGTATTAGCGTATTAAAGGTTACGGCTGATAATAAAGAAGTCGAAGGCTATCATGTATTGAATTTGCAGAAAGTTGTATTTGATGCGGATACCGAACAGACCATAGCAGTAGACTTTATCAAAACGGCTGGTTATAAGAAATTAAACGATGAAACTGATTTACCGGCAGAACTTGAAACGCTATTGGTTGATTACATAGTATCCCGTGTAATGAATATAGATATCTCCGGTGTATCATCTAACATGATTAGCGCATTACAAACGCTTAACGATAGTTTGGGTGATGCTAATGGGTATGTAATTACAAAGGGGTATTGGGACTATGACTGTACAAGAACTGATTACACAAATTAACATCGAAAGTAATGAAATTCTTGACGAGCCAACAGAGTATATCCAATATATCAATGCGGCTATTGATTGGCTAACAATGATATTGGTCGGTATACGCGATCGTGAAGTAGTCAAGAATATTAATATACAGAATTTACGTGCGGTTCCTTCCGATTTTATGTCATTTGTTCCTAAAAGCGGGTACCCTATCCGCATCATTAACGGCGTATTTCAAACCTATGACGGGGAACCGGTGGAAGAAGTATTTTATAGCACTAAGAAAAGCCATGTTGATACGTTCGATGATGCTATTCCGTTTTCTGAATTCTTTCATAGCTACCTTATCCAGCTGGTATCATTCATGGTTAAGAAAAAATCGCTAATGACTGATTATGCTAGTTTTGATAAGTCATTTATTGATTACTTGACAGAACTCATCAAGCAGGCGCGGGGTATTGCATAATGGGTATGAAACAACTCGCAACAACAAACGGGTTTAGGCTCGGACTTGATTGGTCGAACCCGCCCGAAAATATTGATATGCAAGCCCTAACGCAAGCTAGGCAATGCGAATTTGATAGAACTGATAATGCGTTACGTACAGTACCAGGGGTTAGAGTATTGTATGATTTCGGCTTGCCTATTGAAACGTTGTATTACGATGTGTATAGGAAGCGTTGGTATTTTTCATCAAATAAAAATTTGTACGAAACTGATTTCAGTACGCATAAATTGTTAGGGGTATTAAGCGGCGTACAAAAGCCAATGTATCATGCATTTGGTGGCGATATTCTAATTGCTAGTGGTGGAAAACTGCAAGCAATTACGGGAGCGGGGCAACTCATTACAGTAGAAAGCCCTACATGTGAAATGGTATCCAGCCATTCCGGGCGTGTATTGCTTGCATCGATTTATTCGCATCGGTTAAATTGGTCGGCAGTAGGTGATTATCAATCATGGACACACAATGGAAATGATGTATCCAGTGCGCAGTGGTTAGACGTTGGGTATAAAGACCAGGGCAGCATTATCGCCGTTGATTTCCTAACGCGTGCAATTATTGTATATAAGGAATACGGGCGCGTGTATCAAGTAGTGGGGACACCGGACGAAAATAACTTAACTGTTTACCCGCTATCATCTACTGGGTATTGTAGCGGTTCAACATGTAATATCGACGATAGATCATATTACCTAGGCGAACAAGGGTTTATGTCATTCATGCCTACTAATACGTATGCAGAAATACAACCTTTTGAAACTGGGCTTAATATCAATTCATACTTGCTTAAATACATCACTAAAGATTGTGAGATGTGGCATGTTCCAAGCCGTAAGCAATTGTGGATAAAGCCCTACAATGGGGATAGCTTATTCATCTATCATTACTTGCCCCGATACAATGACGGTCGCGGTGTATTCACATCTAGAAAATTCACGTATAACATCAATTCCGTTGTAAGCGTTGATAAAGATGTATATGTAGCCTATGGCAATAAGATAGGTATTCTTGATGAAAGCATAGACACAGATGACGGCGTACAAATTGAAACCTCTATTATTAGTGGCAACCGATTGGCTACACGTCAATTCATCTTGATTATGAACTACAATTTCGTAACACATAATATTATTAATGGATACGGCACAATTGGCATTTCTAATAAGAAGGCTAAGCCTATTAATTTTGCTAGTAAGGCTACTAAGACGTATTATGCAACGATGAAAACTATAAACGCTACAAGCAAGATGAACACTAACGAATACACCAAAGCGTATAAGATTGGTGGCGGTGCTAATCGTAATGTGCAGTTTAAAATACACGTTCAAAAAGGGGCTATATCCCTAAGGCAGTTAGATTATACATACGAGGAAGTATAAAATGGCATATAAAGAAAAACACCCTTTGGATATTACACCCCAAGGGGATACGGTGCAGGATAGCATTCAGAAAAACCGGTCTGAAATATTAGAAGTCGCCAAAGCCGTAGAATTAAAGGCTAGCGGTGGAGGTAATACAGGCGGTGGCGTGCTACGGAATAGGGTGCTAAACGGTAAGGTTGGTAATAGTGAATGGGCGTTTTTGATTGGTGATAACCTAAGTGTAATGATTGACGGCAGTCAAACACCTGTATTATTATCATTCGCCGACGGGTACGATGATAACGGAAGTGTAGACTATGTAAGTACGATTACAAGTAAAACGAGTGCATGGAATTTGCCAGCACGATCTACATCGTATTTATATATCGAACGTTCCGCAGCGGGCGCGTTAAGTTATGGCAGTACTACTATTGAACCAGTGCGCCAAGCAAGTGCGCCAAAGGCTGAAATGGATAAAATGCACTATAACACGGTAGCCGATAAGATGTACCTATATAACGGCGTACAATGGAAGTCAGTGCTTCGCATTGTAGTCGCTATTGTAGTAACAGATAGTACATCGGTTAAAAGTATCAAATACTACCGTCCGGGGTTTAGCGGTGATGTAATGGCTGACCGTTCTATTACTAGCAATAAAATCGGCATTGGCGAAGTGAAAAGCGACAATATTGGTGAAAAGCAAGTAACCAGCGCACATCTTGAAAAGAGCATTACCGACATGTTTGATGCGGTCCGAAAAGATATAGATGCGTTAAAGCCTAAAATCAATGAGGTATTAACAAAGGTATATCCAATAGGGGCTATCTATTGCAGTACCGTTTCAACTAACCCTAACGAACTATTTGGGTTTGGTACATGGGAATATATCGAGCAAGGCAGAGTGTTATTATCTCAAGGCACTAAGTATAAAGCTGGTAGCGTTGGCGGTGCTGAAACACATACATTAACAGTGCAAGAAATGCCTAGCCATAAACATGGTGGGGCTACTGGTGATGGTGGTACACATACTCATACAGGCGTTGCAAGTGAAGCTGGCGGTCATAATCATGAGGCTAAAATAAGCGTAAATGGTGGTGGGCAAAATAAAAATAATTCAATAAGTGCTTCCGCTTCTAGGTATGCACAATTTATCAGTGATGGTTCCGTAGTAATTGCTAATAGTGGAGAACACGCTCACGAAATTCAAATTAATAGCAGTGAAAATCATATGCACGCCATTAACAGTGAAGGTGAAGGACAAGCGCATAGTATCATGCAACCTTATGTATCAGTGTATATGTGGAAGCGGGTATCATAATGAAATTAGACAACCTTGAAAGCATGATAAAGGACTATGAACAAAGAACCGGGGAACGAGTAGATTTAAACGGGTTTTATTTCGATGAAAATAACAACTACAAGGATAAGTACAATTATTACTTTAAATTCTTCCCTAAATCGGGTTTTCTATTTTGGACGGTTAATGAATTTAACGGAAATAAGTGTTTCACTATATGGCAGACATACGGTGATATGAAAGTAATCGGTAAATACATTGTTGATGTGATGAAGTTAAACGATTTAGATATTATCGTTACGGCTACACATCGCAACGTTAAAGGGTTCATTAAGAAGTGGAAAATGGAACGGGTTCCAACTATGGACTATGTATATAATGGGTTCAATTATAAAGTGCTAAAGACTGTTAGAAAACACCTTGAAGCCACTTTGTAGAAAGGGAAAACATGTTTATATTTGACTTGCAATTATTCGGCGGTGGCAAGAAATCAAAGGTAAGTAGCATTGATGCAAAATTACCTCCGGCAAGCGCCGAAGAAAAAGAATTGTTAAAAGGGCAAATGGGGTGGATAAACGGAACCAACCAAAGCGCCAATATGTTGCAAGGCATGGGCAATGCGGCACTAGGAAATGTGATTACACCGGCATATAAAGATATGTTCAATCAGTATTTAGGTACTAATCAGAACAATCAAAACGCTATTGGTGCGTTACAAAATCAAATTTCAACTGCTGGTGCGCAGAACCTAACCGATAACACAAAATACGCTAATCAGTTAGCGGCAAGCGTTGATAATATGAACAATACGGCAAGTCAATTGGCTAATGAGCATAGTGGCGCATTATTGCAAAATCAAAATGCTATGAACGCTATTACATCGGGCCAATTACCTACTGCATACCAAGAAGCACGCCAAAAGGCATTAAACAATGATTTAGAAAGCACGTTAGGTAGTGCGGTATCGGGGCTTGCAAGCCGTGGCATTATCAACTCATCACAAGCAGATACTGCTATTAACAATATCAGTAAAAATGCATCTAACACATTAGCAGCACAATATGCCCAAGACCTTAACCAAGCGGCAGGGCTTAACACCCAAGCACTTAATAATAATTTAAGTGGCATAGGCGCTAAAATGGGGTTATGGGGTAATACGTATAATAACCAACAAAATGGGATAGTAAACCAAGCTAATTTGATGAACCAAGGATATACTAATCAAATGAGCAACGCAGGAACGGCCGCCGGACTAGTTGGCCAACGTGAAGGGCTTGCACAAAACCCAATTAACACGGGAGCAACTACGCAAGAAGCGGCAATTCAACCGGCGAAAGATTACTATTCTATGGCACAACTTAATAATGCAGATCAGGAAGATTTATTAAACCGCTACATGACGTTACGATACGGGTTAGCTAGCCCGGCACAAACAACAGTACGCCAAGGTAGTGGTGGTTTCTTTGGAGGGTTTATGAAAGGTTTTTGCTTTGTAGCAGGTACAGAAATTGCAACACCGGAAGGTGCGAAAGCGATTGAAACATTTAAAGCGGGTGATACCGTAATTTCACTTGATGCGGTAAATGATGTAATTGAAATGCATGATATGGGCGAGCATGAAACATATATGTTAGCTACGGAAGATTGCGCAGTGCTAACTACGGCAAGTGAAAAGGTGCTAACACCGGAAGGCTTGAAAGTAGTTGAAAGCCTTGTAATTGGCGAGCCAATTATGACCGTGCATGAGTATCAACCTGTAACGCAATGCGAGCCAACAGGGAAAACCGAACAGGTTTATGAATTGCAATGTACGGGTGATAATCTATTCTATGCGAACGGCATCATGGCAGAAGGCATCAATGAAGAGGAACTACAAGCCATTAAAGATGAATTGAATGATACTGACGATGCTGGTAAAAAGGCAACTAAAAAAGCAAGCAAAAAAGGCAGTAAGAAAAATACTGAGAAAGTAGAGGAATAACACAATGGGAGTTATTTATTTACAAGACTTTGAACCATGGGCGGCAGTTGGCGAACTAGCCGGACAATATGCATCACATCGCCTAGGCGCATTGCAAAATAATAAAATGGCGAAGGGGTATCAAAGCATGTTAAATGGTGATGCTCAACAAGGGCAAGGCCAATTACAAGTGATTGATAATCAAAATAGAAATACAATGCAGATGCAACCTACGCAATTCAACTCCGCGCAATATGTAAATGATGCAATGCGGAACAATTCCGTAGGCGCTCAAATGGTAGCACAGCATAACGGGTTATGGGGGCAACCTACACAACCTGGACAAGTGGCACAACCGGTAGAAACACCGCAACCTGCAGCGCCTGTACAAGCGAATACAGATGCACCGGCGGTGGTAACGCAACCACAACAAAGTACCGGCTTATGGAATTTTCAAAATTTAAACAATACCGGTATTGGCGTACCTCAAACGTACCAAGACATGGTACAACAACGGGGTACTAATTTTTTTCACCAAGCGCCCAATTTGGTAAACGATGGTAATACCGAAAAGGATAAAGCGCAAGGACAATACGCCATTCCGGATAAAGCAAGTCTAACAACAGAGGCCCGCAAACGATTGGGTGCTAATACATTGGCACTAGTCAAAGCGGGCTTTGACTTTAAAACAGCACAAGGACTTGCAAGCGAACAATATCAAAGCGATATCAATTCGATGTACGCGCAACAAGTCAACGAATACCAAGAAAAGGTATTGGAGCCGATGCGCCAACAAATCATGAACAACCTTGTATTCACTAAGGATAAAGACGGCAATCAAGTTGTTGATACCTATAACAGTAAACGGGTTAAAGGGTTAGCTCCAGCCGTTGCAAGGTATAACTACCTAGCCGGTAAATTAGGGGTACAAGGCATTGACATGAATAACTTGAACAGTATCGCAAGCCTTGATAAACCGGACTATAAATTTAGTAGCGCACAAAACGGCCATATTGTACGGTACAACATGGGCGATGGTTCTATTCAAGATATGGGCGGTTATGGCAAGGTTGAAACTAAACAATTTGCTAATGGCCAAGTTATCGTAATGACACCGGACGGCCAAATGAAAAATATCGGCAACTTTGGCGCGAAGAATATCAAAGTATTGCCTGACGGTAAAACATACATCGTCGGAACAGACGGCAGCATGAAATATGTAGGTACGCATATTAAACCAGCTACCGCATCACAAACGGGTACAAGTGGCTATAATGCACAGGTATTAAGAACTCTATCCGCTCAACATACTGCATGGGTAAAAGCTAACCCGGATAAGAGCGAAAGCGAAAGCCCATATTATGCGCAATTACAAAGTGCATTAGGCGGTGGCGCAGGTGGTGGCGGTGGCACACCTACGGTAAAACGTGAGCCAACGTATTCGGCGGCGGAACAAGATGCAGTGGCTAAGCGCATGAATGAATTATCATCTCAAGGGTGGAGCGATGATCAGATTGCAGCGGAACTTGATGCATCGGGATATGGCAAATATAAATCGTGGTTAAAATCGTATTAATAAAAGAGGTAGACTATGGGTGCGTTCGATGATATTACTAGTCAATACGGCAAGGCAACCGGTAAAGGTAACGCCTTTGACGATATAACAGCAGAATATGGAAGTGATGTAGGCAGCGCGCCCGAGCCTACATTTTGGGACGGCGTTAAAAATAATGCCGAATATGTTGCTAATGGCGTTAAAAACAATATTGAATGGATTGATAAAACAGGCAAAGAAATTAATGATAATGTAATGAATACATTATCAAATTGGAAAGATGATGTAGTAAATAAAGCAAATAATCTAGGTAGGGAGTATTCACAAAGTGCTGCTAATGCCCTTGAAGCTAATGGAGATAATTTTTCAGCATTTGATGATAACGGCGACTTTATAGACGAACATGCAACACCGGGACTAAACAAAGCAAGAGTAGAGGCATACAATGCCGGAGTTGGTAAGCCAGCCGGATATATAGCTATTACACCGCTTGTACCGCCACAAGTCAGAATGGTTGCGGGTGTATTAGCCGCCCCAACGGTTATCGGCAATGCAGTTGAAACGTACGATGCCAATGCAGCGGCAGAAAACGAAGGAACGGCACCGGACGGGGTATTAGGGAATAAATATGTTGCTACGGCAAAAAATGTTTTAGTAGATCCTATTACGGAACCGGTTGGGCGTTTAGTTGATGATCCGGGCGAGTTCGCAAAAAATATTGTCATGAACCCTACTAATTTATGGGACGATGTGTTTTTACCGGTTGGCATGGTTAAAGGCGTAACACCTAAAAAGGTAACTGGCGCCATTGGCGAACGTGTAGGGCGTGTAACGGAGCATGTTAAAGAGAAAGCTGGCAATGCATTTGCAGATATTGGCGAAAAATTTAGTAAAGATGATGCGGTAGCAGAAATACAACCAATGCGCGAAGGCGTTCAATATAATGCGTTTGATGATGTAGCCATTCCGGAAGATACGGCCCCAACAGTTGAAGCAAAAGAATATTCCGCTGATGCACTTAACGGGCAACCGCTTGAAGGAGAAACAGGGAATATCCAAGCTGATATATATAACCGATATCGTCAAAACGGATTAAGCGACGTTGAAGCGGCGGGCATGACTGGTAATATTGGCGCCGAAAGTAGTTTTAATACCACTATAACAAGTGGCGACGGCTACGGTTCCCGCGGTTTGATTCAATTTACTGGGGATAGATTGAACGGTGAAAAAGGCTTGTTGAAATTTGCGGAAAGTAGAGGGCTAGACCCATGGGATTGGCGTACACAGGTAGATTTTAGCGTATGGGAATTGCACAATACGGAAAGTGCAGCGCTTGAAGCAATGCGCGCAAGACCAGATGCAACACCAGCAGAAATGGCTAAAATTATCCGTGAAACCTACGAACGCCCAGACCCTTCCGTTGCTCGTGATAATGTTCGCGCTCAAATTGCAGAAGAAACATTTAATGGGAACTATGGAAAATATGAAAATGGGCCACGTGATACATCATTTAAAGATAGCAGCCTAGATCCAAATCGTGTTACACGTGATGAACCATTCAAAGATGAGTTTATCGAAAACGAAAAAACGATAAATGGGGAACAATCACATACAGATTTGAATAGTTTTGTTGAAAATACCGAAAATAAATCAGTTAAAAACGAAGATTTAGGTATAAACTATCAAGGCGAAGGAGAAACGGCCCATACGGGCGAAATAAACGAGTTTGATCCTAAGAACCGCATAAATACTGACTTTGTAGACACAGAAAAAGCATTAAACAGTGAAAATGCATTAAAAGATGATACAAAAAGTCAATTTCGCTATGAAGAAGATACACCCGATGAAAGTTTAAAACGCGCAATTGATGATTTGCCACTAAAAGCAAAAGAAACCATTGTGCAAGAACTAAAAAATGCGGTAGAAAATAAAGGCGATGAACTACACACCCAGGAATTGGAAACAAAGGTACAAAAAAACACCGATTTGTTGCAAGATTTGAACAAAGCCACAAAACCCGATTTGCCAAAAGTAGAATTAGAACCGTTGAAAAGTAAAATTGCTGAACAATTAGACGTACCTATTGAAACAGTAACAACTGATTTCATGGAAACCGTTAAGCGTGATAAGGCAACGGAACTTATTCAAGACAAACAAGCGTTAAACGCAATCGAACCTACTGAACGTGGCGGTGTTAGTGAATATGCTGAGGAACCAAGCCGGCTATTAGATACGGCAACACACGAGCAAGTACGCGATGCCATTGTAAAAGCATTTGACGGCAATCAAGAAATGGCATCACGTTATTTAGAAAGTAAGGGCGTACGTGAAGGCGAAGGCGTAGACCCAATGCATCGTAGCGTTTCAAGACGTGAAATCATTGATGCGGTGAATAACTTGTTTAATCAACGTGTTAAAAGTGGCCGTTTAGGGCGCCCTGGCGTACGCGGTTGGTTCAATACTAAAACCGATGTAATTCGTACTGGTGCATATGGCGATATTCCTGCTATGATGCATGAATTAGGCCATTATATTGATAGTTATAACGGGTTCAGTAAAGACATTACATATCATCGTGAATTAGCTGACCAGGTTAAAAAGCGTTTTGGTAGTGCGTACGATAAATTGAATGCGGAAGGGATACGCGGTGAGGGATACGCGGAATTCTTTAGAGATTATGTAAGTGATCGCGCAAAAGCGAAACGCGAATTCCCGCAATTCTATAAACATTTTACAGAAACTATTTCCGAAAATAAGGAATTGAACGGTACCGTCAATAAATTATCGCAACTGGTTCATGAATGGCACAAACAAAGTAGTACAGACCGCATCAAGGGTAGTATTTCGTTTGAAGGTAAATCTAATGCAGAAAAAGCCGTTGATACGGTGAAACGTGGTGAGGTTAAAAGTGTAATTAAGAAGGCACTTGATGATATCTATACAAAAATGGTCGATGAGTTGAACCCGCTCAAATTATTGGTTGATGAAGTCGAAAAAGCAACAGGGGAAAAGATTTCGTTTGAAGATAACCCATATATGCAAGCGTGGTTGGCTCGTGGTTGGGTTGGTAAGGCAGAAACCGCACTTGAACACGGGGACCCTAAGAAAGGTATAAAAGCGTTTAAAGACATTATTGAACCTATCACAGAGAAGGAACATAAAGACTTTAGCGCGTACCTAGTGGCTATGCATGACCTAGATTTACATAGGAACGGGCAAAAAGCAACGTTCCCGCTTGCAGAAGATATGGCAACGTTTAGTAGACTTGCCAATAACGAAAAGTTTGTAAAAGTAGCAAGGGAAATTCACGAATACCAGGATAGACTTTTACGCATGTTAGTAGAAGAAGGCATGCTATCTAAAGAAGCCTATTACACAATGAAAAAGATGTACCCGAATTATGTTCCATTCTTCCGGGACTTATCAGACGTGGGCATGCAATCATTCTTGAACGGCGGAAAAGGGTTTATATCCGTATCCAGTCCTATTAAGCGATTAAAAGGAAGCACGAGGGATATTATAGATCCGCTAGAAAGCATCGTTAAAAATACATTCCAATTCTACAACGCAGTAGAGCGCAACCACGTTGGCCGTACATTTGCTAAGTTAGCGAATAAAGACGGTATCGGCCGTATTGTAGAACAAGTGGAAGGCACGGCGCGGACCACGGATAATACCTTCTATGTATGGGATAATGGCAAGAAAATCACCTATGAAACCACTCCGGAACTTGTAGAAGCTATGAAAATGTTAGATAAAGAACAATCTAATATGATTATGACTTTGTTGAGTTATCCGGCAAGTTGGCTACGTGCTGGCGCTACATTATCCCCGGAATTTATCTTGCGTAACCCTGTACGCGATATGATAGGTGCTTCCATATTCTCAAAACATGGGTTTATTCCTATTATTGATACATTCAAAGGCCTAGCGCTGTTCTTGAAAAAGGGCAATTTGTATTGGGAATACATGAAATCGGGTGCAGCACATGCAGCAATGGTATCACTTGACCGCGATTATTTAGGCGGACAAATTCGCGAAGTAATGAAACGGGAAAGCAAATATACGAAGTATATCAAGAACCCTATTGAATTGTTGCGGGCCATGAGTGAAGCAACAGAAATGGCAACACGGTTGGCAGAATTTGACAATGCGCGTAAAGGGTATACCGGTATTGGAAACCGATTGTTTGGCAGGGAAAGAACACCACTTTCACCAAGAGAAGCGGCATTGGAAAGCCGTGATATTACGCTAGACTTTAGCCGTAGAGGCACGAACACAAAGAAAGCTAGCCAGGTTATTGCCTTTTTTAATGCAACAATTCAAGGCACGGATAAAATGGTTCGTGCGTTTAAAGAGGACCCTAAAGGTATGACCGTAAAAACGGCGCTATATATCACATTACCTTCTATTATGTTGTACATGATGAACAAAGATGATGAACGATATCAAGAAATACCACAATGGGAAAAGGACACATTTTGGATAATTCCTGGCAAAGATACTATGTATCGCATCCCGAAGCCTTTTGAAGCAGGCGTATTATACGGGACATCATTTGAACGTATGCTTGCCTACTTTGATGATAAGAAAAACGGCAAAAAAGGTATTGGGTTTAAAGGGTTCGGGGATAGAGTGATTGATAGTCTTGCACCAAGTTTCATGCCTACGGCCATGATACCGGCGGTTGAAGCTATGACAAATTACTCATTATTCAGACAACGGAATATTATTCCGCAATCTCAAGAAAACCTTCCTGCACGATTACAATACGGGGCAAATACAAGTGAATTAGCCAAATTTGTAGGCGATAAAATAAACGTTTCACCATATATTGTGGATAACACAATAAGAGGGTATGGCGGCGGTTTAGCAGGACTAGGGCTAAGTGGCATTGATGCAATATCGGGTGCAAAAGAAAATAATACCGCTAAAAAGTGGTATGAAGCGCCAGGCGTTAGAGGTTTTACGATTGCGCCGTTCCAGTCATCGGATAGCGTACAACGTGTGTATGATGATTATAAGGAACAAGAGAAATTGCACAATGAATATAAATTGACCGGAACACGGCCGGAAGATTTTGATGCCAAGCAGTTTGCAAGGCTCAAAAATGCACAAGATAGTTTGAGAAAACTCAATAAAGTATCTAAAACTATCATTAATAATGACCGATTAAGCGGGGAACAAAAGAGGGAACAACTAGATAAGATTAATGTTAGAAAAGCCAATATTGCGCGTAGCGTGTATGGGCTAAATACAATACGGTAAGGGGTAATTATGAACTATGTATTTGATTTTATTGCAAGATGTTGGAACTCTTTAACAGACAGTTTCATATTGAAAACGCTATTCAGTGGCGCCGGTGCAATTGCAATATGGTTAATTGGTATTAAACACGTTCAAATTTTGGGCGTGTTTATTTTATTGGTTTTTGTTGACCTGTTCACAAAATGGGCGGCGATTGCCTATCAGATGCTTATTGAAAAGTATCATTATAACCCAACAGAAATTGCCGTTTGGGAAAAATACCGGGCTATCCCAGTAGCCTTTGCCGAAGGCCGAATATCTAGCCGGTATATGCGTAAAGGGTTTGTGTTTAAAGTGGCTACTTATGTAGCGGCAACTATGGCGGCCGTTCTATTTGATGAAATGAGCGGCCAACGTCAATTTGCCGTTTCGTTGGTGTGGTTGTATTTAGGATCATGCGAGTTTTTAAGTATCCTTGAAAATTTGCGCGACGGCGGAAATGTAACACTCGGGAAGTTTTTAGATTTAATTAGAACAAAAATCGAAAACAAAGTTAAACTATGAGGTGAAATATGAGAGGTATCGACGTAAGCGAAAATAATGGCATAGTTGATTGGGGCGCGGTAAAAGCTAATGGCTTTGATTTCGCAATAATTCGTATCGGGTATGGTCGCGGACATATTGATAGTGAATTTTACAATAATGTAAATGGTGCTATCACAGCGGGCCTATTAATCGGTGTGTACCATTATTCCTATGCACTAACCGAAGAACACGCAAAAGAAGAAGCTGAATTCGTAATTAATACGCTAAATGATGCGGGGTTAAGTATGGATAAGTTGCCTATGGGCGTATGGTTCGACATGGAAGATGCGGACGATTACAAAGCCAATAGGGGTATGCCAACAAGCCAAGAACTAACTAATATATGCAGCGTATTCATCAATTCGCTATGGAACGCAGGCTATACGAATACTGGGCTATATGCCAATTATGATTGGCTAACAAATATACTAGACGTTAGCCAATTGGGCGGGTGCGCTATTTGGTGCGCGCAAGTAGATAGCCAATGCGATTATGAAGGCGCTAACTTGTGGCAATACACCTTTAGCGAGAATATCGAAGGCCGTGAATTCGATGCAGATGCAGTATTGAATTGGCCTGTATAACGGGGGTTAATATGGATACTATCAAACAATTAGTTAAGCAATATATGCCGGTTATTACAGTAGCACTCCTTGTGCTACTGGTGCTTGCAATAGGGCTATTAATCAATAACCATATTAAGCATAGTCGGGAGCAACCGGTAATATTAAAGCAAGAAACGGCGAAGAACCCGAAACAATTGGGCAATGCGTTGCATGTTTCGACTAAAGAAGCGCAACAAATTATTACATTAAAAGAACGTTCTGAACCAGTGGCAACCTACCGGGTTAATGCGCCAACGATACATGATGCGGCAGTGATTACTAAAAATGCAATTAGTAACCAATCGCCTAATGTACCGAAAGCAGCAACAGAAAAAAGCGATAGAACCGCGGTAGTTGAAAATGACGACGCGCAAAAAGTAGACGTTTATAAAATCAATTTAGACAAACCGCATAGTATATTAGCTGGTGCGACTGTAATGAATAATGGCGAAATTTACGAAACAATAGGATACGAAGATAAACGCGTTCAAGGGCTTGCACACTTTAAAGGCACAGAATTTAAAGGCGCATCGGCATTGGTTAAAGTTGTAAGATGGTAGGTGATCCATATATCTCCGAGTTGCACGGTTTGCAACAATCAACTATTAGTTGCCAGTTGGAAAGTATTGATTTATAACTGAAAGGAATACTATTATGGCTAAAATTTTTGAATTCGAAGGTAAAAAACACATGTTCGCGGAAGATATCGAACCAAAGGCAGAAGGCTTATACATGGCGACATTAAA